CCCCATTCAAAGTCCTTCCCTCTGCCACCCTTGCCCATAATACAGATTGATGACGGATCTTTGCTATCCTTCATCGAATAATTTGAATTCATGATATATGTCTCCGTAACCATAAACCCTCCCTTTTATTGTGGGGGCGGGTTACAAGCCCGCCCCCAAGCCACTAGGTTGTACTAGCCCACGTTCCCGTCATACCCATGACGTACCATGTTGTTGAACCCGTATTGACCACACTGACACTATCGCCCTTTTGTGCAGTACCTTTCGTATTGGACAATAGGTTAGATGTGGTTACGCCTGCACCCACTATCGCTCCACCAGTCGCAGTGATAACGATGACTTGCGCTCCCGCTGCGGCGGCAGAGTTATAGATGGTATAGTTACCTCCGGCAATGATAGCCGTGGATGCACCAACAGGTAGCGTGATGAATGTACCATCTACACTGCATGCGATGCGACGCCCTACGTCTCCAGCAGTCAGTGTTGTCGCCGTTGTCACTGTTTTGACAGACAAGCCGTCTAGCGTCAGGCCGCTAGAGATGGTGGCTCCGCCTACCAGCGAGGCAGTGGAAATGGTAGGTGCTAGAATGCCCGTAGAAACGGTGATTCCACCTGCATTAGCAAACGCTACCCCGCCTGTTGATGGATTGATAGTGATAATGGCGTTTCCGTCCAAATCCGTTATCACCAATGCTCCACCCGACCACGTGGCTTTTATGTTAGCTACTTCTGCTCCGGCCATGTTTTACCTCCTCTCGACGGTTTGCACCGTCGGGATTTCTTGTGTTTGACTTCCAGTATCGCCTTGTTTGAAGTAGGGCGGGACAAAGCCCGCCCATTAGCCTTCATTAGGAGTTGACCTGTAGCATGACGTCCATTGCGTATCTTGGCCTGCACACTGCTATCAGGACAGCATTCCGCGTAGCCGCCGCAGACGATATCGACGGATACACAAAGGGCATCGTATCAGTCAATCCGTCACTCTTTACCTCGATAACGTACATCGTCTCAGCCGTTGAGGAAAGAACCAAGGCCGTTGACACACCCGCTGCTCTAGCCGACAATGTGTCTACTCCAAGTATGGCCGCAGCCGTAGAAGCTATGCGGTAGTTGTAGGCAGCCGTTGCCTGGCCTGCTGTACTCGCCGTTGACGACTCCATCATGAACAGGTTTGAAGTCGTGACGCTGTTGGTCCCCAGGGCCACCAGGAACATGACCGATTGATACCGGCCAGTGTTCACATGTTTGGCCGACTCCGTTGTGGTATTGCTGGCTCCGCCCGTTGATGGCGCGTTCAGCAACACTACATGTAATTCATCTGAACCAATCCACATGATTGATTACCTCCATTAGTTTATTTTATCTTAAGCTCCTCGGGTTGCGAGAGCCACATAGGGGCTCAGGGTGTCGCTGGTGCCCTTGTAGGGGGTTAACGCTGAATGCCAGATTGGTTCGCCATTCACACGGTATACCCAGCGGAAAGCTGTCTGGTCAGTGGTGAAGGCAACATGAATCGATGAGGCCGAGTTCATGCCACCCTTCTCACCGACAATGTACTGGGTTAGGTCTGCCAGTATGATGTCACCAACTGTGCCGATGCTCGCCGCCTGCTCAATAGGAATCACTGGTCGTCCGAGCATACTTCCGTAAGTCGCACCATTGGTGGTCGGCATTACAAACAGGTGAGCCAAAGCACCCGCGGTGCCGATTGGTATTACCATCGTCGCCAGCTGCTCAAGAGTGTTCTGGTTCACGAACCAGACCGCATTCGCCCATGACGGCGCCCAGCATCTGCGCCACATCTTGAGGATGTTGTTGGTTACGACAGTAGTAGCAGCCTGCCCGGTTTCTTTGGCTACTGTCACCAGGCCCGGGCCATTTAGGATGCCCAAGGGTTTGCCCGCACCATCGCCATTAATCACGGCATCATCGAGTTTGAAGCCCATTTCAGCAGGGAACCACTGATTAACGTATCCGCTGAGGGCGGTAGCATCAGCCAATAATTCGTCTGTGATATAGCACAATGCGATGAGCTTTTGGAGCTCGATGCTGATCTGGCGGAACTTTGGCTGTGAAGCGGTCTTTGTTCCAGCTTCCGCCGCCCAGTACGCTCGTACTCCGCCCCAGCGGCTGCCATCGGCCCGACTTGTCTCGTCAATCGCCGGAATCTTGAAGCCGTTGAAGTTTGGCCCTACGGTTTGCTTAGCACATCTGGAGAACACTATCCCAGTGTTGTACATGCGGTTGATCAGGGTCGGTATGAACTCCTGCGCTACCAGAAATGCGCCGTCATGGGGTACTGTCTCTCCCATGCCTGTCGGGGCCTTGGTCACTGGATGCAAGGCACCCTCTACCGAGCGTGATAATCTCGGTTCGCGTATGGGTGAACCAGGACTGCCCGCCTTGACGATGGCCTGTAGCTGCTCGCCCAAATTGTCCCAGGGCTGATCAGCAGCATCCTTAGTAACCTCGACCCTGCCATCTACACCCATACCCGGAGTGAACTTGCGTTCTATTTGAGTGTCTTTGTGTTCTTTCATCGCATCGGCCACAACCTTAGCGATGTCCTCTCTGGTCAGTTGATCTGCCATTTCTAAACCTCCGTTAATTGTCGTTTGATCTCTTCTTTGAGCCAGGTCATAACAGCCGTCCTGTCGACCTCCGACTCAATTGGTTCGGGTTCCTTAATATCGATCACAGGCATGTCGCTGCCTGCAAAGCGCTTTACTAATTCCGCACCAGCCTCCCGTGTTTCATCGGATATACCCACCTCATCTATCATGGTCAGCAGATAATCCATTTCGTCCTGAATAGTCTCTTGGGAGAATGCCCGTTCCTCGATTACTTCCATAGAAGGTTCTAATTCAAAGACGACAATGCTCTTCGAATGGTCCTTTACCCAGGCCCGGGCCTTCGCCATAGTCCAACCCTTCTCTTTGTCGAACAGATAGGTAATTACCACCTTGTCATCCACGCAGTACAGGGCACTGATCCCCTCGTCCGCGCTGATCTTCATAGTTCGTATCTTGTGATCCTCGTGCTTGCCTTCCTCGGCTGCAACGGGAAGCCTGATCGTGTTATCTGTTTCCTCAGGCTTAGTAACCAGTTCCTTTTCAGCCTCATCTAACAGTTCAACCATGATGGGATCGCCAACGCTCTTACTGCGTAGGCTCTGAATGGCATCCCTGTTAGAGGGCACAATAACCTGTGAGATTTCCAGGAGTTCAACATCCGAATAGGTGCGTAGTGGCGCTTTCTTGCCATCGCCATCGGTCCACTTCTTGGGGATGAAGCCAATGGAGAACGCTGCCACGCCACGTTTTGCCAGCTTGAACGCCCAGTCAGCCTGCTCGTTACCATCATTGACATAGTATTGAGGCTGGCCATCCATACCATCAGGAGTGATCTTCAGTTTCTTCCATTCCCCAATCTGGTTTGTCAAATCATGATAGTCGTGAGCGGCAACCAAAACGGGCCGTTTCATGAAGGCTGGTAACGTTCTCTTAAAAGCATTTGGCTCGATTACTTCCCCATCGCGGTCTACGCTATTCGTTGAAACCGGAATGAATAGATCGACGATGCCATTTTCCTCGTCAACAGCTTTGACTTCGGCTCGATACGTCTTATAGATTGTATCCATTAGAACCTCCTAGTCGATTACAGGTAGAATTGTGCAGCGACAATCTGGGTGTGCGGGCGGCACTTCACCCTCGCCAATATTACTCACTCTGCCATGCAGGGTGTCACATATCTCACAGACTCGTTCATCCAATGCCGTATACCACTCCGTTTGCTTCACACCAGCCTCGCGGTAACCCTCCTGCGCTCCAAAGTTAGATGCGCTTATCGTTTCAGTACGGGCTATCCGTTGCGACCGTATCCTGGTCATATTCTCAAATAGACTTCTGACCCGCTTGGCTATATCATCTGTCGATTCGCCTAACTTGAAACCTTCTGTTAGTGTCCGGCCTAGAAGCTTCGCCGTTTCCTCGCCTACCTCGTCGGCAGCCCATGCTATCCGCGTTCGCAGCCAGGTCAATGCGATCTGGTTTACCACCACCGGAATCGGCCCCTGTTTGTGCGGCGTCTTCGGCGCTACCAAGTCCATGCCGTGTTCTATCGAATCCTGCAATAACGTGGTCAATGTCGGAGTTAGCTCTTCAGCGAAGTTATCCCTGAACTTCTGCTTGTCCACTAACTGATATTGTGCAGAAGTGGCCCTGGCTACATTCGCCACGGCCTCGGCGGACTGCTTATCAAATAGCTTATTCAGGCTGGCAATTATTAGATTCTCGTACGCCTCCACCCGGCGCACATACCGCTTCCAGTATTCCTCTTTGGTATCATCAGATGTG